GACGTGGAACGGCATAGCGTTCCAGGAAGTCACAGGCCTGACGTGGACATACGGCGGCGGTCCACCCAAGGGCCGCAGCGTCATCTGGACAGACGAAGCCGGCACGTGCAGCGTCGAGTGCTTGGGTGTCAACAACACATCCACCAGCAACTACGGCGCGCGTGCCACGCTGTCGATCTCCGGCGGCGGGCAATCCTTGACGAACCCCGCAGTATGGGAGTCACTGAGCGTGGCGAATGAAGTGAACGGCGTCACCCGTTACACCGTCACGTTCAAACTTCTGGACAACTGACCCATGGGACTTAAAGAGCAAATCCAAGCCGCCAGCGTCCGCAAGCCGCTGAAGGTTCACGTGAAGGAGTGGAACCTCGACGTGTACGTGCGCGTGCTCAGCGTCGGAGAGCGTGACGATTGGGAGCTCGCGTGGCTCGACATCCGAAACAAAGGCGTCGAGAAGTTCCACAACTTCCGTGCGTTCTATCTTGCTCGCACGCTTTGCGACGAGCACGGCGTGCGGATCTACCAAGACAACGAACTGAACGAAGTGGCGAAGCTCGACGGTGCTGTGATGGGCGAATTGTTTGACGTGGCCCAGCGTCACAACAAACTCACGGAGGCGGACGTAGTCGAACTAGCCGGCGAGCTTTAACGCCAGACCATCGCGGCGGTTCCTGTTCATGCTGGCCGGGCATCTCGGGATGACGGTTGGCGAGCTCGAGCAACGGATGGACAGTCGAGAGCTGAGTGAGTGGCTGGCGTTTGCCCGCTACTACCAGCCGCTCGACAACTCGTGGGCACAGACGGGAGTGATTGCTAGTGCGGTCCTGGCACCGTACTCGCGGCGTGGCCACATACCAAAGCCTGCAGATTTCGTCCCAACCGAAGCCCCGCCGCAACACCGCTCGCAGCTGCTCGACGTGCTCGCCCAGATGAAAAACGACTTAGACGGGAAATGACATGAGTACGGCACTTGGATTGGCAATGCAGATCAGTGCCAACACGGCCCAGCTGGCTCAGGCTGTGGCCGATGTGAATGCCAAGCTCGACTCTATGGGCGAGGCTGGCAAGAAAGCGTCCAGCGATCTCAGCACGCTGAAGAACATTGAGATTGGCAAGTTGGCCCTGGGTGGGCTGCAAGCCGCGACGGGTGCATTCCTAAGCCTGACCAGTGCCGTCACAGGTGCCGTCACGTCTGTGACCTCGTTTGCTCTCAGTGTGGGCGAAGAGCTTGACGCACTGAACGACGTGGCCAACCGCACGGGCGTTAACGTCGAGGCCCTGCAGGCGTATGCACGGGCCGCAGCCGATACTGGCGTGAGCGTCGAATCGTTCGCCAAGCAGATTCAGAAACTGACCATTAACATTGGTGCCGCGACGCTGGACGATAAGGCACAAAAAAAGTTTGAGGCTCTTGGCATCGTCTTTGAAGAACTGAAGGCGGCGACACCAGAGCAGCAGTTCGAGCAGGTGGTGGATGCGATCTCTCGCATTGCAGATCCGGCAGAGAGGGCCGCTCAAGCCGTAAAGTTCTTCGGCAAGGGCGGTATAGAGCTTGGCGAGTTGTTCACGCTTGGGCCTGGTGCGCTCACGAATATGAGGCAGGAGGCCATCGCGCTCGGCCAGGTTGTCGATGCAGATGCCGTCAAGGCGATCGACAACATGAACGATTCATTCGCTGCGGTGTATGCCACGGTCAAGGGGCTGACCGGCGCGATCCTCGGCGAGCTTGCGGGGCCAATTAGCCAGATTGCCCAAGACCTTCTTGGCGTGATTAGGCAGGCCGGGCCGCAGCAAATTGCCCAGCAGGTGGCTCAGGGCTTGCTCGATTTCATCAAGCTGGCGGGCAATTCGTTCTTCAAATTAGCCGAGTTCATCGAAGCGTTTATTAAGAAGTTCGCCCCGATCCTGGGGCTCGACATTCGCAGCGAAGCCGAGAAGGAATTGGAGGCGCTTCGCAACAAGGAAGCGGGCACCACTCGCACAGTCAGCATCGGCGGCCGGCCAGTTCTGCAATTCACGCCCGGATCACTGACGCCAGAAGAGCAGTCACGGCGTGGCGACCTCGAGCGGCAGGTGGCGGCCGAAGCCTCTGGCAGCGTGCTGCGTCAGTTCCAGGCCAACTTTAACGCAGCCATCGACACGGCATCTCAATCACTGCAGCAACGCATGGAGGCAAACGCCGCAGAAGCTGGGCCAAACGCCGCTGAGGAAAAGCAGGTCACGCTGCTCGAGCAGATCAACCGAAATGGCCAGATCGGAACCGTGGAGATCCTGAACTAGCCATGTCCGTACTTGCCTTCCGCGAAGTTCTGCCGCGCACGTTTACGCATCGGTTCGGCGAAAGCCCGACTGCCGAGCGGAAATTCGTAGTCACGACAACTGAGCCCGTCGCCCACCAGCTGCTGCTGAACACCGTGGGCATCTTCCATGGTGCGAGCCACCCGGAATTCACCTACCTGCGTTGCACGGAAGGCAGCGTCACAGAGTCAGACCGGCAGCATGCCGAGATCACGTACCGCTACGAAGTGCCCAACGTCGGCACGGAAGACTACCAGCCCAACCCGCTGGCCCGCCGTGACGTGTGGTCATTCTCTGTTTCGAGCGCCGCCGTGCCGGCTTTGTACTACTACCACGGCAATGGCAACGGCGATATCCGCCCGCTCGTCAATGCTGCCGGCGACTACATCGAAGGGCTGGAAGCCGTTGAGGGCGAGATTAGGGCGACGATCAACGGCAACCGCCCGACGTTCCCGCTCTCCGTTGCGGGCAGCGTCACAAACTCAATCAACTCCGCACCGTACCTTGGCGGCGCTGCATACACCTGGCTGTGCCAAGGCATCTCCGCTCAGCAGCAGCTTGAGGTGGTGAACGACATTGAAGTGAAATACTGGAGCGTCAGCGTCGAGCTCGTGTACCGCTCCAGCACGTGGGTAATGAAAATCCCGCACGTGGGTTGGCACTACGTCAAGAGCGGCATCAAAACAAAATGCTGGGTTTATCAGGGAGAGGGCAGCCAAAGGGAACAGGTAGATGCAAGCGCGCCGCAGCCGTTAACTGAAACCGGAGACATGAAATACCCAGGAGCTGGCGGCAACCCTGACCAACTGCTGCGTCGTGTCCACCAAGCCATTGACTTCACAGGTTTTTTCGGCACCCCGCCGTTCTAAGGAGCCCGCCCCATGCCCGACATCAACTACACGATCAACGCCCAGGTGCAGAAAGGCGCTCTCTCGCAACAGTTCGCCGCCTCTGGCATCACTGCCGACATCGCCACGGCTGGCCTTCTGGCCGTCACGCTGAACCTCGGCACGGCCGTCACGCAGATCAGCACGGCCACAATGGGCAGCCTCGGCCTGTGCTTTGCCCGCTCGCTCGCCACGGAGACCACGCACACCGTTTCGTTCGGCCGGTTCGACGGCACGAACCTGCACGAGACTGTCCGACTGCGTGCCGGTGAGGCTGCGATCCTGCGGCTGGCGGCTGGCAACTACGCCGCGAAGGCTGCCGTTGGTGGCTCCCGCCTGGTGCTCACCGTGCTCGAGGACTGACGATGTCCCAGAAGCCAGACGGCAAGCCAGCCCGCACAGAGCGCGTCACGTTCACGAAGCCGGCCGCTGAGCGGATCGCCAAGGTGGTGCGAGCCGTCGAGGCTGGCGACCGCGATTGCGGGCCGCTGACGTTTGGCAACCGTGGCGTGACTGGCAATCCCAAGACTTTCCGCGTCGCCACCTTCACCGGCGCGTGGTCAATCGACGCCACGAAGACGGTGACGTTCAAGAATCAGACGGCCACGCCGAATACCGTGGCGGCGGTGAATCTTTTCTGTGGCTTGAGCCCAACGGCAGCGTGTGATGTTTCGATCGCCAAAGCAGGAACCGCATGGTTTTTGCTTCAGCCAAATCTGACGCAACTGCCTGGGTACTCGGCGAGCGGCACGCAGGTCATGGTCATCGTGTCCGGCAATCTTCGCTTCATCGGGACCACGGCGTGCTGATATGACAATTGCAACACAGGGCGGCTCGCTCATCGTCAAGGACGGCAAGCTCGCGGAGAATTGCAGGTGTTGCGAGCGCTTGATATGTGGATGCGCTACGGCCGACAACGTTCCTCCAGCGCTGCATGCTGCTTTCAGCAACTTTTCTCTCACGTTTCTTAGAACTGACAACTTCAGCCAACAACCTCCGGGTTTTTTGCCGCGACCCGAAAACGCCGAGTCGATCATGGGGGACTGGCTATCTAGTTTTCGCCCCGCCATTCCGTTAGTGTCGGAGCAGCTAAACCAGAACATCGTGTTTTACGCAACCTCTGGATGCGTTAACACTGTTCAAAGCGGTGTGCAGCAGCCTTGTGCCGGATGCTCTCCATCGTTTCGGTCTTTTGAGCGCATATCGGGCTTTCCTCAGGCGAGTCTTGGCGTTCAATGGCAGTGCCTTGGCGGATACAGCTTAGTTAGCGACGGCAACTTTCGACCTAGGTGGCAATTCGGCCCAGCTATTGGCTGCAACCCCAGCGGGCTGGAACAATACATGACTGCGACATTCGATTTTTCTCTTTTTAACGGCGACGCTCCCACTTTTTGCAACATTGCACAAGGAAATGTCACTTCATTTGAAATCCCGCTTTCAACATCATTCGTGCCCGTGTTTGTTATTGGTCACACGAACT